TAAATTAACGCGATAGATTTAAAAGTCTATCGCGTTTTTTAAAATAGAAAGCGAGTAAATAAAACGATAAAAAAATATAAAGTAATAGATTATTTCGAAACTAAAGAAAATTATTTAAAAAATATAAAAATATTAAATAAAAGTATTAAAAAAGATAATTATAATATTTATATTAATAAATATAAAAATTTAATTAAACTTAATAATAAATTTATAAAAAAAAATAAATAAAATTAATTTAATTAACGCGATAGATTTAAAAGTCTATCGCGTTTTTTTTATTCTTAACGTACTAATTAAAATAAAAAGAAAAATAAAAAAAGAAAAAAAATAAAACGTAAATAAAAAATCGTATTAAGTTTAAATTAAAAACTTTATATAAAGTTTAAAAGCGAGTGGTGCTTCTCTTTCTAGTCGTAAGACTAGAAAGATGATGAATCAGGTATATCTATATAAGTCTAAATATGGTATAAGGGATCCCTAATATAGGAGGTTCTATGTTTTTATTTGGAAAAACTCCCGTCGATTGGTGGGGAGCACATAAGAAGAAAATTATAGCCGCTGTAATCATAGCTATTGTTGTACTCGTAGCGATATAATCTTTTTTGTTTCGTATAGTATCTTTTTACTCTATTGTCATAGAGTGAACATCTCTATTCTATTGGCTACTCGAAAAAGAAAGCACCTACTGGAAAAATCTATAAATAGTTTAGTTCAGAATGCAAAGGATTCTACCAAGATCGAAATCATCTTTGGTCTTGATGAAGACGACGTTGAATCAGCAAAGTTTATTAATGGTGTCTTTAAACATGTTCGTAAAAAGATCATAAGTTTCAAACCTCTTGGATATGCTAATCTTCATAAGTATATGAATACCCTTGGTGCTGCATCACAAGGGAAATGGTTATTTATTTGGAATGACGATGCTTTAATGAAAACGGAGAATTGGGACGAGATTATCTTGGGCCACGGCGACGAATTCAAGTTACTTGCTCCACGAGACAATCACGACGGACATCCTTACGCGATCTTTCCCATTTTTCCAAGGGACTGGTTTCTACTTCTCGACTATATCTCGAATAATCCTCAAAACGATCGATGGTTAAGCGAGATCGCTTACGCACTTGATATTTTTAAACGTGTCGATATCGAATGCTTTCACGACCGTGCGGACCTAACGGGAAATAATAATGACGAAATTTTCAAGAAAAGGGTCTATAAAGAGGGTCGTCCCGAGGATCCTGAGGATTTCGGTTCCCTTAAAAATCAAAAGCTTCGTACACACTCGATGCATAAAATAGGCTGGTATCTTGATAAAATTGGGCAACCCTCTAAATTTTGGAGGGAAGTTCTTATGGGAGCTAGAAAACCATTCGAAAAGATGGTATACTCTAAAAATGTAAAAGGAGCCGGGATTCATGCAGCACTTAAAAGAAGCGACAAAGATAAATCTTAAAAACGCAATAACATTATTTCAAAAAACGAAAGATCGCCGTATAGGCGAAGTTATCGAACATCTTACGAACAAACTAAAAACGAAAGGAGCACGTTCAAGCATCCTTAAATTCGCAAACTATATGTACAATGATAGTTATAAGACACCAGCACATATTCAACTCATCGCGAAACATATTCAACAATTAGAAAGTGGAGAACTTAAACGTCTTGCTGTCTTTATGCCTCCTCGACATGGAAAATCTATGCTCTGCTCAGAGTTCTTTCCCGCATGGTACTTGGGAAATAATCCGAAACATTTTGTTATTCAATCAACATACGCCCAGGAACTTGCAGACGATTTCGGAAGAAAAGTTAGAAACTATGTTCAATCTCCAGAGTTTAATCAGATTTTTCCAAATGTAGGATTACGTTCAGATTCCATGTCAGCGAAACGTTTTCATACTGTCCACGGTGGAACGTACGCTGCCGTCGGTGCGGGTGGAGCCATCACGGGCCGTGGAGCACATCTTATGATTATTGATGATCCGATTAAAGGACGCGAGGACGCTGAGTCAGAAGTCCAGAGAAGAAACTTAATCGAATGGTATAAGTCAGTCGCTTATACGCGACTTCAACCAGGAGGAAAGATTATTTTAATCCAGACCCGTTGGCATCAGGACGATCTTGCAGGCTACATCTTAAACGAAAGTGGAGAAGATTGGAAAATACTTGATCTTCCCGCAATCGATGCAAGTGGAAATGCGTTATGGCCCGATGCTTATTCGCTTAAAGAATTAAATCAGATTAAAGAAACAGTAGGGACCCGTGTATGGACTGCGCTTTATCAGCAGAAACCATCAGAAGAAGAAGGATCCATTTTAAAAAGGGATTGGTGGAAAATCTATACCGATAAAGAAATGCCAATTTGTTCGTATGTTCTTCAATCTTATGACACGGCCTTCTCGACGCGGTCTTCTGCGGATTACACGGCATGTACAACATGGGGCGTCTATAACAAACGGGACGAGAATGGAGTTCCTCATCCTGCAATTTTATTATTCGACGCATGGAAAGAACGTCTAGAATATCCCGATTTAAGAAAACGAGCTAGAGAAAGTTTTTTTTACTTTAAGCCCGATGAGATTTTAGTAGAAAAACGGGCATCAGGACAATCCCTGATCCAAGACCTACGAAGATCGGGTCTTCCCGTTGTCGAATTTAAACCTGAGAAGGACAAGGTCTCACGTTGCCATAGCGTTGCTCCAATGATGGAATCAGGACTCGTTCATATTCTAGATGACGAATTTAAATCCGCTGTTTTAGAAGAATGTGCTCACTTTCCTTATGGCAAATTTGATGATATAGTAGATACAGTCGTACAAGCGTTAATGCGTATAAGGGATGGATTTTTAGTTGTACATCCAGATGACCCAGATGATAGAATGGAAAGACATGAGAGGAAAATTAAAAGACCTAAAAAACATTATTACTCTTAAAGTCGTCAATAAGAAGAAGATCGCAGAAGACGCGAAAAGAAGAACTGACGAATTATTAAGAATGGATCTACTTAGAAATACAGCGAAACTAAGCAATAGTATACAAATGCGAGGATACGCCTTATGCGTATGGGACGAAAAGGGAGTTCCCTGTATCGCTTGGAACACGAAACATCCCGAAAATATTATTTCAGAATTCATCATTCCGAGCTTTCTATTGACATCATTTCAGAGTATAGTTAGTAACAAAGTAGCAACATCGGAGGTATATAAAGATGAGTAAAAATCCTTTTGAGAAGGTGGGAAAAGCACCTAAGATAGGAACAAGAACATACAGCGTTCAAGACGTTCAGGCAGCGAATAGAAGATTTTATGCAAAATTCCCTGGTGCGATTGAAGACGCAGCAATGATTAAAAAAGCAATGCAGGATCCAGGAGACGAAGTCGTAAAAGAAGAATCACGTAGATCGACAGAATACTCCTTTCTTCCTAAAATTAAATACACAGTTGAGGGACTATAATGACAACTAAAAAAGAAAGAGAATCATTAAAAAAACCAGGAATGATTATGGATATTATGTTTGGTCCACTTCGACGTGGGAAAAAAGTAACATCTAAAGGTGAAGAAGCAGCAGTCTATGACGTTGAAAAAAACAAGAGCAATAAGTATGGCGCTGTTAATCGACACTTGATTAATAAATTAAGAGGCTAATTATGGGAAAACCAGGAAAACCAGGATACATCACAGCAATAGATCCTATACCCGAAGATACTCCTGAAGAAATGCATGATATTCTACATTCAATCGGTGCGCTCGGTCCACAAGTAAAAGCGAGTGAGAAACAAAAAGCTAACGAGAATAAAAAGAAGGGTTACGCGAAGGCGAAAACAATAGGTAAGAAATATGGCTAGAGTAGCAAAACCAGGAAAGAAAAAAGAAAAAAATGGTACAAAAGATTTATATCCAATATCAAAAGCTGATATTCAAAGATTAAAAGATGCAGCATCAGACACTAGTAAACATAGTGATAATATAGACTTTATTAAAAAGCTTGCAGCAAGATTTAATAAAGCTAAAGAATAAGGAGAACACATGAAGAAACAAGGCTACAACGCGAGAAAAGACGAGCAGTTAAGTGCTAAACATGGCAAGAAGAAAATGTCATTTAAAAAACGTCGAACGATCGCTAAAGCAACTCGTAAGCCACGTGGTTCATACGGATTTGCATAGGAGATAATAAGATGGATATAGAAGATTTAAAAGCAGCCAGTAAAATGGTTACTGATCCCATTAAGAAAAAATTTGGAAATATTTGGGGCGGAATCAAAGCAACACCTAGTTTCGTCTTTAAAAAGAAATCACAAGAGGTGGACGATGACGGATATGAAGCAGGAAAATCTAAAGCTAGAGAAATAGAGATTCCTAATCCTTATATTCCACCACAGGAGTAATTATGGCTGATGATGCTTTAGATATTTTCGCTAATTTAACAAATGCAAAACCTATCGATGACGATGGTTATGAAGAGGGAAAAGATAAATCAAGAGAACTTCCTGTAAAAACAGATGCACAGGGAAACGAGCTTTTTTCAGAACCTCCACATGGAGCAACGATAGAGGAGACTTATCCAACATTATTCTCTGATACAACGACTTCGATCGAAGGCGCACCTAATCATAAAAAATATAATCCACCGAGATAATGGCGTTACCCAAATACGGGTTTTCGAACTACATAAAGAGAACTAGAAAAAAACGCCCGGGACGTCATGCTAAAACTTATTCTAAACGTATCCCCAAACATAAACGACGTTATCGTGGGCAAGGACGATAAGTATTTTTTGTTTCCAAATCACTTAAAAACAAGTTAAGATAGCTCATAAAGGAGTTAATATGGCTAAAAAAAAGAAAAAGAAGAAAAAAAATAAGAAAAAAAATAAAAAAGTAAAAAGGAAAAGATAAACATGCCTAAAGTCGGAAAGAAAAAATTTGCTTACACTGTTAAAGGTAAAAAAGCAGCTAGGCGATTTGCCAAAAAGAAAAATAAAAAAGTGAGACATAACTATGGCTAAAAAATGGATACAAAAAGCTACAGCTTCAATTAAGAAAAGAAAAGCAGCTTAGTGTTATCAAGAGCTTCTTTTCCTAAGATAATAACTAAACCTAGAAAAAGGAAGAAAAAAATAAATGGCCGAATTAGAAGTAAACCTAGAAAAAAAACCACTTAAATATAAGAATGATAAAGGTGAAGATGTAAAAGTTGAAGTGGAAGGACGTGAGGACGAATGGGTAAGTCCTCTGGAAGATAAGTTCTATGGAAACTTAGCTGAAAAACTAGATAAGCCAGTCTTGGGAAAATTAGCAAACGACTTAATTAAATATTATGAAGATGATAAGTCCTCTAGAAAAGATTGGGAGGATCAGTACTCTAAGGGTCTAAAAATGCTAGGGGTCGTAGTTGAAGATCGACAAGATCCATTTCCCGGTGCGTCGGGAGTTCATCATCCTTTATTATCAGAGGCAGCTACACAATTTCAAGCTCGTGCGATCTCTGAGCTTTTTCCAGCTCAAGGTCCAGTAAAAACTCAAATTATTGGTAAAGTTACAGAAAAAAAACAAAATCAATCTCAACGAGTTCAAGACTTTATGAACTTTCAAGTCACCACACAAATTCCAGATTATTTTAATGAACTCGATCAACTCTTATTTTATTTATCATTAGCAGGAAGTGCTTTTAAGAAAGTATATTTTGATAATACATTAGATCGTATTTGTGCTAAATTTGTTCCAGCAGAAGACTTTGTTATTTCTAATAATAATACAGATTTAATTGCTTCTGAACGTTACACTCAAGTAATGAAACTCTCAGTTAATGAGATTAAGAAATATATGGTCTCAGGACTTTATCGAGAAGTTGCGATGACAAAAGAAAGAGGATATAATGCCACTTCTGAAGATGCAGTTCAAAAGACACTTCAACGTCTAGAAGGAATAGGTCCTTCAATGGCTGATCAAATTCACACAGTTTTAGAAGTTCATATCGATTACGATTTAGATGAAGATAAAGATGGATTAGGACTTCCTTATATAGTTACGATTGATTATGATACGCGTCAAGTTTTAGCAGTTCGAAGAAATTGGACAGAAGGTGATACACTTAGAAAAAAGAGAACTTATTTTGTTCATTATAAATATCTTCCAGGTTTAGGATTTTATGGCTTTGGTTTAATTCATATGATCGGCGGTCTACAACACGCAAGTACGGGTGCGTTAAGAGCTTTATTGGATTCTGCAGCTTTCTCAAATCTACAAGGTGGTTTTAGAGCTAAAGGTGCACGAATAGAAGGTGGAGATATGACGATCTCACCAGGTGAATGGATCGAGGTTGAAGCTTATGGAGATGATTTAAGAAAGAGTTTTGTTTCACTTCCTTTTAAGGAACCTTCACAAACGTTACTTCAACTTTTAGGTATGATGTCAGAATCAGGAAGACGTTTTGCTTCAATCGCAGATGCGATGGTTGGTGATTCTGCGGGATCAGGTCCCGTTGGTACAACGATCGCTTTAATCGAACAAGGATCTAAAGTCTTTAGTGCGATTCATAAAAGAGTTCATCAAGCTCAAGGAAGGGAATTTCAATTAATTTATAGACTGAATGGAGAATATCTAGATGAAGAATATCCCTATGATGTAATTGGAGAAAAGAAGTTAATTAGACGCAAGGATTTCGACGCAAATATTAATGTCGTTCCTGTATCAGATCCTAACATCTTTTCTCAAGCCCAAAGGATTGCGTTGGCTCAAACAGGTTTGCAGCTTGCGCAATCTTCCCCCAATATTGTGGATGTTAAAGAAGCGACTAGACGTTTTTTAGGATCGTTAAATATTCCCGATTATGAAAACTTACTTATTCAAGATGAAGAAACACCTAGAAGGGATCCTGTTTCTGAGAATATGGCGATTTTAAATGGAGATCCAATTAAAGCTTTTCAAGATCAAGATCAAGCTGCTCATATAACAGTTCACCAACAATTTATGGTTGATCCACGTTTCGGAGGAAACCCAGAAGCAATGAAAATTCTTTATGCTCCTATGATGGCTCACTTGGGTCAACATATGGCATTTTTATATCAACAACAGATGCAAGCACAATCACCTCAAATTCCTATTTCTTCAGGAGAATATAATAAGGAATTACAAGATAAAAAATCGAAAGAAGTTCCTATTCAACAAGAAAATTTAATTGCTGCTGCAGCAGCTCAAGCTGCACAAAGACTAATGCAACAAATGCCACCTAATCCTGAACAACAAAAACAAGATGTTGATACTCAAGTTAAATTAGGAGGTCTCGAATTAAAGAAAAAAGATTTAGATATTCGAGAACAAAGATTTAAGGCGGGACAACAAAAAGAAGAAAGGGTACAAACACGACAAGATGCATTAGCGAAAGCCGATATAGTTGAAAAAGCTGCCCGAGTGACACAAAAGCAAGAAAAGAAGAAATGAGTATAAAGGGAGAAGATATTAGACAAGCTAAGAAGTTTCTAGAAAATAAAAAAATGTCTATTAAAGTTATTAAGCCAAAATTATTTGCGATGGCTTCTCAAAAAGCAAATAAATCTTTTAATGATACTTTAAAAGTTATTGCAAGGAAATATGGAGAAATTACTAATAGCAATAAAAAATAAAATTAAATCATATAAACAAGATTTAGGTATTAACCTTTTAAGTAAAGGTGTAGATGATTTATCTGAGTTTAAAAGAGTATATGGTTATAGTCAAGGATTAACTAAAGCTCTAGAGATTATAAATGAAATGAGTCAAAAATATAGAAAAGGAGAAATAGATGATGAGTAGTTTTGATACTCCTACCCCTACAAAAGTACCTCAACCAGTTGGTTACCGCATACTTATTCGACCTCTTGCTGCAGTGGAAAAGACAAAAGGAGGTATTATATTAACTGATAAAAATAAGGAAGAGCAAGGTTATTTAAATAGTGTGGGTCAAGTAATTGCAATGGGATCAGAATGTTATTCTGATAGAAAGAAGCCTTGGTGTAAAATAAATGATTGGGTAGTTTTTGGACGTTATGCAGGTGCAAAAATCTCTGTACAAAAAGTCAAAATGGTGATAATAAATGATGATGAGGTATTAGGTACTTTGGAAAGTCCAGATTTAGTATCTCGAAGCATATAACATACGTAGAATAATCTACGCCAACATAGGAGATACTATGCCAGAAAACGTAAAAGAAGTCGAAGTAAAACTCGATGAAAAAGAAGAAAAAGAAGTCGAAGTAGAAAAAAATCCTTTAGAAAAACTTCAAGAAGAAACTAATGCAGAACCTATTACAGAAGAACCTGCTAAAGAAGAAGTTATTAAAGAGGAAAAGAAAGTAGAAGAACCTAAAAAAGAAATTCCTAAATATTCTAGTGAAATGCCTTATTCAGAAAAGGTTAGAAAACGTATTGCCAAAGAAGTTGGTAAACGTGCTGACGCTGAAAGAAAAGCACTAGAGTGGGAAGAAAAGTTTAATACTTTAGAAAATAAAGCTCGATTAGGTTTAAAAACAGGTTTTAAGAATAATTATGAAAATGTTTCTAAACAAATGAAATCAGCTATTGATGAGGGTAATACTGAAGAACAAGTTAAACTTATGGAGAAAATGGCTGATATTCGTAGTGAAATGCATAAACTTGATGATGCTGATGTTTCTAAAGAAAAGCCAGAGAAGAAAAGCGAAACTAAGCCTCTTCCTCCTCTTGCTAAAGAATGGGCAGCTAAAAATGCTGGTTGGTTTAATAAACCAGGGCATACTAAAGCAACATCTTTAGTTTATGGTATCGATGGCGAATTAACAGAAGAAGGTTGGGACGTTCATGATCCAGGTTATTATGAAGAGATCGACAAACGTCTTAAAGCGACACTACCTGGCTTTTTCGATAAAAAGGCTGTTCAAGATGAAAAAAGTAGTGTACAATCAAAGACAACTAGAGTGCAATCTCCAGTTGCTTCAGTTTCCAGAACAAAATCTGGAAAAAGCAATAGAGTAAAGCTCACTCAAGATGATTTAGATACTGCAAAGAGTTTTGGTATCGACATAAATGATGAGACGGCACTGAAACGTTTTGCTAGGGAAGTAAAAAACCTTAGTGATACAGGTCAACAATAAAGGAGCCTGCAAATATGGAAAAGACTAATAAAATAGTTAATCAAACGCGAGAGGAGAAATCTACTCGTGTCAATCAGTGGCGTCCTGCTAACTTATTAGAGGCACCCCAACCGCGTGAAGGTTACGTACAACGTTGGATTGCAACTAGCATTTTAGGTCAAGAAACACCAACAAACGTTGCTAAACGTATGAGAGAAGGATGGAAACCTCGTGATCCTAAATCGGTCAAAGATCCAAACTTCGCTACGCTAGAACATGGTAAGTTTGCTGGTTATATAGGAATGGAGGGTATGGTCCTTTGTGAAATGCCTGTGGAGATGAAGAAACAACGCGATGATTTTTATCGTAAGAAAACATTAAATCTTCAAAGGTCAGTCGATCACGACTTAAACAAAGTTGAACAACCTGGAAATCCTATTCAAAAGACCTATAAGACAGAGGTTACCAGAGGCGGTATAAAAGAGTAACTAAATCACAAATAATCTAGGAGGATTATTATGGCTAACTTAGACGCGCCCCAAGGGTTTACACCCGTAAGGCATTTAGCAGGTGGTGTGATCAGAACTAATGCATACGAAATTGCTAATGGCTCCTCAACATCTATCTTCTACGGAGATGCAGTTCAGTTATTGACCAATGGGACAATTACCCTTATGGCTAATGACACTAAGCCGATTGGCGTATTTGCGGGATGCGAGTACACAGATCAATCCACAGGGGATGTAAAATTCCTCAAAGTCTGGACCGGAAGTACAACTGTTGCGACCAATTCAGCGGTCAAAGCATATGTATATGATGATCCGGACATAGTCTTTAGTATTCAATGCGACGGTACGTTTGCTAACACAGACGTAGGCTTGAATTCTAATGTAACACTAACAGGCGGTAATACCGCTTTTGGATATTCAAAACAGGAAATTACAGTTAGCACATTTGCTACTACTAATACCCTTCCTATAAGAATATTACGATTAGTCGATGATCCAAGCAATGCCGTGGGAGCAGCAGCTAAAGTGGAAGTTTATATAAACAACCATCAGCTTCGAGCTAACACAGCAGGTATTTAGGAGGATATGAGTTATGGCTTTAAATAGAGCAGCGTTTACCAAACAGCTCAATCTAGGTTTAAATACCGTGTTTGGTATGGAATATGATCGTTATCCAGAGCAATGGAGAGCAATCTATTCTACAGAGCAATCAATGAAGGCTTTCGAAGAAGACGTTCAAATGATCGGATTCGGAGAAGCTCCAACGAAGGCAGAAGGTGCAATGATTACCTACGAAAGTGGTCGAGAAGGCTACGTCGCTAGGTACGTTCACGAAACAGTGGCCTTAGCATTTTCTATTACAGAAGAAGCTGAGGAAGATGGATTGTACGGATCTCTAGGTGCGAAATACGCAAGAGCATTGGCAAGATCAATGCAACACACTAAAGAGATCAAAGGTGCAAACGTCTTAAATAATGCGACTACTACATCAACAGGAGGAGACGGAGTATCTTTATTAAGTGCTTCTCATCCAACTGGAGGCGGTAGCACGCAATCTAACACTTTAGCAACAGCAGCAGATTTATCTGAAACTTCTTTAGAAACTTTGTTAATTCAAATAGCAGAGGCTAAAGACGACAGAGAAATCCCAATCGCGTTGATAGGTCAAAAGTTGATCTGTCCACCTGAATTGCTATTCGTTGCAGAAAGAGTGTTAAACTCTAATCTAAGACCAGGAACGGCTGACAATGATATCAATGCTGTAAAAGCATTAGGTATGATTCCAGGCGGAGTGGTTGTCAATCAAAGACTTACTGATGCAGATCAGTGGTTTATAGGTACTGATTGTCCAGATGGAATGAAACACTTTGTTAGAGCACCAATCAAAAAAGCTGTAGAAGGCGATTTTGGTACTGGCAACTTACGTTACAAAACAAGAGAAAGATATTCTTTTGGCTTTACAGACTGGAGAGGAATCTACGGTACTGAAGGAGCAGCGTAATAACTAAATAACTACTAGGCGTCTTACGACGCCTAGTAACAACCCAGACGACTGCGTGAGCAGACTACAAAGGAGGTAGACTTATGGGAACAACAACATTTTCGGGTCCAGTAAAAGCTGGAACGATAAGAGAAACAACAGGAACTACTGTAGGTTCTGATATCAAGAACGTTGGTTTTGTAGAAATGGTACAATCAAAATCAATAACCTTGAGCGGAGCAAGTGCTAATACTACAGTAGGTGTTATTCCAGCAAACTCACAAATAGTTGACGTTAAGATGGATGTCATCGTCGCAGGTGACGACACTAACGCTGCGACTTTATCTGTGGGAACAAGTGCAAATGGAACAGCATACATTGCTGCGACAACTGCAAAAACGATAGCAAGAACACAACCAATTGCTGCAGCAATACCAGCATTGGCAGATGTTGGGACAACTGATTCTAACGTAGTCGCTCAGTTTACAGCGACAGATGGCGATGGAACTGTTGGTGAAGGTATAGTTACAGTATCATATCTTCAGAATAACAACGTAACATAATTATAGTGAGGGCCTTCGGGCCCTCTTATAATAAAGGAATTTATGAGTGAAAGTACAGCATTTGGAACATGGATAAAAGAAAAAGGGAAAGCGTGGTCTACTAAAGCTTCAGAGATAATAGATAATCTTTGGGAAACTGATGAAGAGAAGAAAGCAGCTGCTTCAGAATTTGAAAAAAAAGTTACAGAAGAAGCTGATAAAACAATCGATACAGAATATGAAGAATTAAGTAAAGAAAATAAAGAAGCGTATGATTTAAAAAGAGTCAAAATATACGAAGACATGAAAGCAGAAGAAGAAAAGCAAGAAGCCGAAGCAGATAAAGATTTACAAAAAAGACTAGAATCCATTAAAGATGTTATTAATACTTTTGAAAATTTTCAAACAGGTGAATCAGGGGGTCAAATTGCACCTTATGAAGATGTTGCTGATCCTTATACAGGAGGATCTGCTTTAAGTGATCTTCAAGAAAAAGAGAATATGAAGTCTTTACTCTCTCAAATAACAAGTTATAATAACCCAATG